AGGGAACAAATAGCTTCAAGGATTATAACTCGGAATGTGCTAGGCCAATAGACTTAGAATCGATGGGAGGTGATTTAGAATATCAAGAGCTTACTTGTGATTATAAGAGAAAGCAGATTCCTGCAGATGTGAAAGCCATTACTGTGGGAGTGGATCTTGGAAAGAATCTAGCTTCTTGTGTAGTTACTGGATGGGCAAAGAATAACATTAAGTATAAAATTTATGAGCAAGAGATCGCCTGGGATGATAGAGACTGGGAGAAGGTAGAGCGTGGAGTATTACATTTATTGGATGATATTAGAACAGAATTTGTATATCTTGGTGATGGGCCAAAGCCTATGTTTACTGGTGGAGCATTTGATGCAGGATACAGATCCAATTTAGTTTATGACTTTTGCCGCAGATATCCGTTATGGATCCCAATCATGGGGCAAGAGCCTTTATCAAAGCCAATATTAATAAAGCCTGCCGATCCTCAAAAGAAATACGGAAAGCAATCTAAGGGAGTAAATCTATACAATTTAAAAGCTTACTATTGGCAGGATGTATTCCAAACTGCATTAGAGAAAGCAGCAGGAACAGAAGGATCATGGAATATTCCCACAGATTATACAGATAGATATGTGAATCAGCTAAATAATGAAGTAAAGCGATTGGTTCAAGACAACAAAGGATTTCAAAAAGAGATATGGACAAAGAAATATAAGGGAGCCAAGAACGATTATAGAGACGCATCTATATATAGTATGGTTCGAGGATATACTTTAGATCTTGATAAAATGCGAGATAAACCTGCACCAGAAAAGCGCAGATCAAATATTCCAAGTTACAAAAATAACACTTTCAATCGGCGCCAACAATTTAATAGACGATAAACCCTTGACAAATTAAAAACAAGTTATATTTAACTTATGGCAGCGACTTGGAATGATTTAGCAGACGAAATAAAACTCAAGATTCAAGAGATGACTGAGACAGGAGAGTGGAATATTCAAAGCGTAACTTCTTTGGATGGAATCTCTCATACATTTTACTCAATGGCAGAGCTTATGGCCTTTTATGATAAGGTAAATTCATATGCTCAAGGCGAAGAGGATGAAGCAACAAAGCCTAAATGGAGGCCCATAGCTATGCGCAGGAGTGGATTTAGACGATGAGTAAGGCCTATGTAGCAGGTACAAGAAATGCCTTAGATCAGTACCAGGTACCGAATTCAAGATTAGGTGAAGACAGCTTATTAAATGGTGATTATTACACTATTATTGACAATTGCATGGATCTTATCCGCAATAGTCCAACAGCTAAGAGTATTGTTCAAGCTATGGAAGATTATGTTGCAGGCTCTGGATTAACACCAGGGGCAGGCACCGATGTAGCTCGCAAAGTTTGGAATAGATGGGCATCTAGTACAGTAGATCTTGCAGGAACAAAAACCTTTAATCAAATATTTAGAGATATTGTCTACCAAATTGGCTCAACAGGTGATGTCCTTTTAACTACTCCAATTGATCCGAATGTAGGAAATGATTCAATCGCATTGAGATTGGAATTAACAAGCGGCGCCCGAGTTTGCAGCCCTAAAGAGTATGGGAACAAAAAAGATATTTATGGCAATACTGTAAAGTTTGGTGTTGCGTATCGAGATGGCGTTGAAGTTGGTTATTATGTTAAAAATAATGATTCAGTAAATGGCCGCAACGATGTAAAAAATTTCCGATATATTGAAAAGTATGATACAGAGACAGGTCGATTAAATGCTTGTTTAATTCGCAGACCTGCAGGCATGAGCGCAGAGCAAACTAGAGGTTTGTCTATGCTTACTCCAGTATTTACTGCCATCAAGGATCTTGATGATTTAATCGTTTCAGCAGTTCAAGGCTCAAGAAATAAAGCTTTGTTATCAGTTATTTTAAATAGTACTAGTCCATCCGATGCTTATAGTGGTATCGGCGCAGTAGATCCAGATACAGGAGCTTTAATAGAAGCCAATGATGATAATGGTGAGGCTCAGATAGTTGGATCGTTACCAGATGGCGCCATTATGACTGCGCCAGAGGGGACTACTGCATCAGTAATTAATTCAAGTGGCGATATCGATAGAGATGCGCTTATTTTACGAGCATTAAAAATTGTTTCAATGGGGAGTGGAGTACCTTATGAGATATTGGCTAAAGATCTTAGTGGAGTTAACTTCTCTGGTGGTAAGCTTGCGTTTGATAGCTTCTTTAGATTGACGCAATTCTGGACAGATGAATTAATCAAGGTATTCCAAGAAATTAACAAATGGATTCAGATTGAGGCATCTTTGAAAGGCTTTGGAGTTGAAGAATTAACACCAGAGAACATTCTTTTAGAGTTTATTGGTTCGCAGAATTATGTGGATGCTGATCCTGCTAAGAACTCAAAAGCAGAGACTGAAAGAATTGGCAATAATATTACATCAACTACAAGAATACTTGCTCAGAAGGGTGTTCAAATTGATCAGATTTATTTGGAAAAGGCCCAAGAGTATTTAAAAGCCGAAGAGTATGCAGCAGAGTGGGGAGTACCTTTAGAGGTTTTATATTCATCTACTCAAGGCAAAGCAAATGCTGAGATTGAAGTAGAAGAAGAAATTGAACAAGATGATTCAATTACAGAAGAGACAATTAATAACAAATTTAAAGGTTTAGAATTATGAGAACCATTTTAGTATTTAATGAAATCGGTGGAATGGGAACTACTTCTGAGATGTTTGCGAGAGAGCTAGAATTCGCAAATGGCGAAGATATTGAAGTAAGAATTAATTCAGTAGGTGGTGAAGTTCAAGAGGGTATCACTATTTATAATCTACTTAAATCCTATGCAGGCAATGTAAAGGTAATTGTAGATGGATGGGCGGCTTCAATAGCTTCCATTATTGCTTTGGGTGGTGATGAGCTAGTAATGAATGAAGGCTCATTTATTATGATCCACAATCCCTGGACAGGCATGATGGGAGAAGCCAAAGATCTACGTCAAGAAGCAGACTTATTAGATTTAATGACCAATGAACTTGTTAATATTTATGTTCAAGCTACTGGATTGGATGAAGGTGAGATTCGTCAAATGATGGATGAAGAAACCTGGTTAAATCCAACAGATGCAATTGAAAAAGGATTTGCAAACTCAGTAGCGACTTTCAATAAAGTTGCAGCTTGTGTTTCCAAAGATCAAAAAACAAAATATTTTTATAAAAACGCACCAATGGAGCTATCAGAAATGAATCAAAAAGAAGTTATTCATAACGAAGTGGCTGAAGCTGAGCTTGAGGTTCAAGAAGAAGCTTTAGTTGAGGAAGAAATTGAGCAAGAAGTAGAATTCGAAGATCTTGAAATCATAGCAGCAGCGGAAGAAGCTTTGCTTGAGGAAGATCTAGAAGAAGAGCTTGCAGCTATTGAAGAAGAAGAAATCGAGGAAGAATCTGAGTATTTCACTTTGGAAGAGATGGAGCTTTATGCTGCTGAGAAGCTTGAAGAAGAATTTATTCGCCAAGCTGAGATCAAGGCGCTTGCTTTTAAAGGTCAAGAGGATTTAGTAGAAGAATTAATTAAGGAGAAATCAACTATTGTTGATGCTCAAAAAAGAATTATTCAAAATGCTAAAGAACTTCAATTGACTGCAAATCGTGAAGAAGTTGAAAAAGGCGATATTTTAAAGAAACTTAATTCGAATGCTCCAAAAGCTTTAGATTTGAAAGAATCAGAAGAAGAGACAATCGAATCATTAAGAAAACTTGCGGCAAAGGAAAAGAATCCTTCTGCAAAAAGAGAAATCATCAAAAAAATTAACAAATTAAAATAAGGAACTACTATCATGGCAGTTACAAGTCAAGAAATTACAGAAATCGCACAGGAAGCGATTGATTCAAAAAGCCCTGCTTTTGTAGAGCTTGAATCGTTCTCAACTAAACTTTCAGACGAAGGTAAAGAAGAGGGTGATGTTCTGAAAGTTGGAGTTTATTCCAAAAACTCTAGTTCAGATTTTAACGTATCTACTAACAACTACGAAACAGAAGATGGCGGTGGTGTATCTTATGTGAACGTTACTCTTGATAAACATATCAAGTCAACTTTCACAATTTCAGCACAAACTACTTACTTTGACATGGCTCGCATGATGAAGGGTGCTGTTGTAGCGGTTGCAGAAGGCGCAAACAAATACGTTTATGACCTAATCACTGCTGCAAACTATACTACTGTTGGTTTTACTGGCGCCGCCTCTACATTTGATCACGTTGATGTAGCTGATCTTTGGAACACTGCTCAAGATGGCGAGTATGCTGCTGATGAGCGCTCAATGATCTTAACTAACCCATATTATGCTTCTCTTCTAAAAGATGCTAACTTGGCAGAATGGGATAAAGCAGCAACTGATGAGACTTTGCGTGATGCAGTAGTTCGTAAACTATACGATTTCGATACTATGTCTTCTAATGTTCTTGCTACTTCTGCAGGTGCGGTAGGTGTTGAGAATCTAGTTGGTTTCATTACTGATAAATCTGCAATGGCAGTAGCTACTGGGCTTCCTGCTATTCAAGATCCAGAATCAACTGCTCTAGTTCAAATGGTTGAAACTATGCAGGCGCCAAATGGTCTTACTATGCAATTCCGCAAGCATACAGATCCTGCATCTGGTGCAGTATTTGGTACTGTTGAACTTCTTATTGGTCGTCAAGTTTGCGATGCTACTCGCCTTGCAAGACTTGTATCTGCTTAATAGAGTTCAAATCATAACAAAACATGAGCCTCTCCAATGGGAGGGGCTTTTTTTATAAAAGGAGAAAAACATGAAATATTCTGTATTAATCGGAGTGGACGAAGAAACTGGAGAATTCGAAGCTTTGGCAACTGGCAACTTTACGGAGATGAACAAGCAAGCTAAGAAAATGGTAAGCGACAATCCAACTAAATGGCCCAAAGTAAAGATCATTTATGGAGAAAGACAGACTTTCAGATGCGCTGAACCAAAGCCAAAAGCTAAACGTGGAAGAAAGCCCAAAGAAGAAGAATAATGGCAAAGAAAAGCGGTTTTAAATTTGTGAACATGAAGCCTTCATTAAAGAAGATTGAAAATGATATTAATTCAATTCAGTCTTCTATTGGTGGCGCTCATGCAGAGATTATAAACTTAGCTCAGATTGTTATTAAAAGAGAAGGTTTTTTGAATGGTGTAAATTCAAGGATTTCATCTGGGAAAAGACCACAATATGCCCCAGTACCAGGGGCAAATTTAACTAGAAAAAGAGGCGGTGATCCAACTTTCCACAAAAGCAAATTAGTGGATCGAGGTGGATCATTGCCTAATATATTTCAAGAATTAAACTTTTCAAAAGGCCCATTGGGATCCAGTACATTATATTCAGCTTCAAATGAAGGTATCGATGTACGAATCATAAAAACAAATAGACAAATCAAAGCCATTTATTCCTTAAAAGGAAAGTATGATAGAATATTTGGAATATTTGAAAATGGTGGAAAAAAAGAAAAGATTACATCTCCAAATGGCAAGGTAAAAAACATTAGAAGAGGCCAAAAGAGAATAGTTCGGCAAGGACTCGGAAAAGCATTGCGTAGGTGGAGTAAAATAAATAAATTTTATTTAGATAGAACACTAAAAGAAAGAAGCTTGGCAAAGATATGATTTATAGAGAACAGAAATTAGAAAAAGTAACTCTTGCGAGTGGTGATATTTGCAAAGAATGTATTCTTTTAGATTGCATCGTTCCAGATGGTGTTCATCTTGAGGGTTGTTTGGTAGTTGAAACACCAAAGAAGAAAAAAAAGAAAACTAAAGAATGTACAAAGTGCAAAGAGCAAGATGGAAAATGTGAAGATTGCATTGAGGTTAACGAGTAATGCCATCCGATAAATCTGGACAGCTAATAGCAGAGCTTGGGTCGTATTATCAAGCAATCAGCGCAGTAGGTGGTTATCATAATACTGTGGTGGCTAATGGTATTCAGTATGGAGTGGAATCTTTTAATGATAGAGGTTTAAAAGATGCTGATTATCCAAGAGTTACCATTATTGCTAATCAGACAATTATTCCAGAGTTTTCAACTAAAAGCTGCGCTAGAACGCATATAGAAATTACAGTTCATGGTTACTTGCGAAAAACAGGTAACAGAGAAGAAGATCTAGCAAGTTACCAAGCTACATTGGCATGGTCAAAAGATCTAAGAGATGCTTTCAGAGCATACTTAAATGGTCAAGATGGCGGTGATGTGGATGCAGATCTTCTCAATTCAGAATTACAACAACAAATCGGATATTCAACAAATACTGTTGTGGTATCTCAATCATTTACATTAGGTTTTGACGAAAAACTAGGAGTATAAAATGGCACAAAGTAAAGATTATGCTTTAAGGCATGGATTAAAGAAAGCGGTTGGTAACACACCAACTAGCGCAGAGCTTTATGGTGGTGGAACTTATCCAACTACTGGGGCGAATTCACAAACAAGATGGAATGAATTAACCATCACAGATACACCAGAGAAATATCAAGATGTTTCATCTACTGGTAATCAATTTTTAAAAGACAAAGAAGTATCAAATGTTCCAGTTACTTGGACAGGTTCTACTTCTGTATTTGTTGATAATTCACTAACTGAGCTTGTATCTGCTATGGGTTATGAAGATCTTAGCGGCCCAATTAACTATGATACAACAAAGTATGCTCATTTAATTACTTTGCAGCCACAAGGTAAAGATCAGCGCCTCTATACATCGGCAGAAGCGGCATTGGCAACTGCAAACGTATCTTTAAGCCCTGCTTACGATCCAACAGATCAAATCAATACTTATTTGAAAATAGGTACTGAGATGGGGCCTTATGATAAATTCTGCGAAAATGCAAATATTTCGGAATTTACTCTATCATGCGAATCTAAAAACCCATTAATGCTTGAAATGAGTGGACAGGGTGAGGTTGCAGCATATGATACTGCTAAAACAGAATCAGCTACTTGGACTGATCGTGTTGGATGTGATGAGAATAAATTTTTCATGCGCCACGCTACTTGTGAATTCGGCCCAGTAGGATCAGCTATTGAAAAAGCTATTTTTAACTTTTCTGTAACAGTATCTCAAGGGGTGGCAGATGATCTTTTCCCTACTGGTACTTCAAACAACGGATTAAGCAGAGCTGAGC